CCTTCTAATAGGTTCGAATTTGATATGATAAAGTCAAAATTAAATTCTTTATTATCATCTAACAATTTTTTAAGTAAGTAATATGTCTTGGACACTCTTTAAAGTAAATGTTTTAAGAGAAATGGTGTCGGGTAGATTTTCCAAAGATACCGATGCTTTTGCAGATTTTTATGCAAACGAATATGACCAATGTATAAAACGTAGTGGTGGTGATATGTTATATGGTGTAAATGTAATCAATGGAAATGTAAAAGGAATGTCCGATGTAATTAAAGCAGCGATGAAAAAAGGACAAGAAAGTGAAGATGAAAATTTTAATATATTAGAAGAAATATATCCGTCAGCATTTGATGCATATTGGTTAGGTGCGGAAATGTCACCATTACCAAATCCAATTTTAAAACCATTGGGCTGGCCTTCTACTCCACCTGCACCGGGTACGATTCAAAACATAGGGCCAAACCCAATATCGTTAGCAGTATCAGTAGCCAAACATAAAGCAGAAGTTAAAGCTTTAAAATTATTGGAAGATGAATTAAAAAAACAAATAGTAACTTTACCAGCAGTACCACCACTACCACCAATTACTATTCCAGTTTATGAAACTGCATTGAAAATAATAAATAACAAAGTAGTTGCACCAAACATTAAAAATCATCCCGTTGTAAAGGCTGCAGTTGAAATCTTAAAAAAATTGAAGGAAGCAAAAAAGAAAAAACCATCCATTGGTTCTCAAATAAAAAAATCAATTAAGTTTCCATTTCCAAAATTACCAAAAAAAAGAAAAATAATAGAAGCAGCAAAATTGCTTTACCTGGTATATCTATTCCAAAAATTCCTACAAAAAAGGAATTAAAAGAAATGATAAAGGAAAAGATTCCAACCAAAGAAGAATTAATAGCTATGGCGTATGAATTAATACGAAGTAAAATTCCTGAAATACCAAATATATGGTTTGTTCCACCTACATTAGTATTTTCACCACCAACAAACATATTATTAGACCCATTTGTAACATTAGCAAAATTTCATTTAATCGGTACAAGTGGTACTATGTCAGTTATGGCTCAATACCCACCACCCGCTCCACCTGCCCCTGCAATTATAAATTGGACAGGTTACAGAGTAGTGGGATAAATTATTAAATCAAATATTTATTACTAAAACATATACAAACAATTATTATGGATTCAAAATTATTAGTAGGTTTAATTAAGGAAGTTGTTAAAAGTGAAGTCAAACAACAAGTTAAAGAAGAATTAGCTAAATTAATTAAATCTGGTGCGGTTACATTAAACTCACAAAGAAAAACATCTTCTCCATCATTGAGAGAGATGACAGAAGTTACACCTACACCGGTTAAAAGACAACAACCTGTGTATGAACAACCAGTTCAAAGAGCTCAAAGAGAATTTTCAAAAGACCCAATGATAAATGAGATTTTGAATATGACTCAACCATTTACATCGGCACAACGTGTTGAAGGTGGTGCACCAGGAATGGGTGGTGGTAGTGTATTGGATATGATTCAACCAACTCAATATCAAGAGGAAGGATGGGATACTATGGATTACAGAGGTATGGAGTCACCTCAAAATATTCCACAACAATTCGAATCAACCGGTGATGGATTACAAGATGCTACGATAAAAGCATTGACAAGAGATTATAGTGAATTAGTAAAAAGATTTAAATAAAAATGGCAATAGAGTTAGGAAAAGTTAATGTAAACGATTTAACGGAAAATAATTATAAAGTACTTGGTATTGGAATAAATAAAAGTTCCGATAAAGGTGGTATATTTTCTGTTAATTACACAACTCTAAATCAAGCCAAAGATAATTTAAAAAATTTAATCTTAACAAAAAAAGGTGAAAGACTAATGCAGCCGGAATTTGGTTGTGATATATGGAGAGTGTTATTTGAACCAATGGATGATACTAACATAGAAAATAGAATAGAAACAACTATTAATGCAGCAGTTGATATTTGGTTACCATATTTAAACATAAACGAAATAGTATTTGATTATGACGAAAATGATATTGATAATAACAAAATTGCATTCGATATTAAATTCTCATTAAAGTCAAATCCAAACATATCAGATTGGGTGCAAATAGGCCCGAATAATTAAATAAATAAAGATGGCAATTAAACCTTTGGATAAAAATTGGGGAAGTGATAAAAAGAATATCAATTATGTTGGTAAAGACTTTTCAACTTTAAAACAAAACCTAATTGATTTTACTAGAACATATTTTCCAGATACATATTCGGATTTCAACGAAGCTTCTCCTGGTATGGTATTCATTGAACAGGCTGCAGCAATTGGAGATGTTTTATCTTTTTATCAAGATACTCAATTAAAAGAGTCAATGTTAATGTATGTTACAGAAAGAAAAAATGTAATAGCATTGGCACAATCTATGGGATATAAACCAAAAATTTCAACACCGGCAGTTACAACATTAACGGTGTATCAATTGTGTCCATCCGTATTTAATAATGAAGGTGGTACTAGATTTGAAGTTGATGAAAGATTTTGTTTGAAGATAAAAGATGGTATGGAGATAAAATCCAACTCAAATAATGATATAACATTTAGAACAATTGATGGTGTTGATTTTGCACAAACCGGAAGTAGAGATGTTGATGTTCATACGAGAGATTCAAATGGTAATCCTTTATGGTATTTACTTACTAAAAAAGTAAAAGCAATATCTGCAACCGAAGTATCAACTGGTATTTCATTTGCTTCCGATGAAACCGATTATCCGACTGCTACAATAGATGATGATAATATTATAGAAATAACATCCGTTACAGAAACTACCGATGGTTCAAAATGGTATGAGGTTCCGTATTTGGCACAAGAAAGTGTTTTTATAGAACAGGCAAATATAAATGGTGAATTGGAAGATTATTCAAATAATGTACCATATATTTTAGAAGTACAAAAAGTTCCAAAAAGATTTTCAGTAAAAGTAAATTCAAACAATACAATTGATTTACAATTTGGAAGTGGTGATACTACAATGAATGACGAACAAATTTTACCAAACACAAAAAATGTAGGATTAGGTTTAGCAAATTCAGTTAATAGATTAAATCAAAATATAGACCCATCAAATTTTTTAAAAACAAATACATTTGGAATCGCACCAGCTGGTAAGAGTTTAACTGTAAAATATTTAAAAGGTGGTGGTGTAGAATCAAATGTAAATACGGGTGATTTGACAAGAATTTCTAATATAGAATTTGAAGAAGATTTGTTATCAATACCAGATGCATTATTAGATTCTTACAACGAAACAAAAACATCAGTAGCAGCTGAAAATTTAGAACCTGCGATTGGTGGTAGAGGTGCAGAATCAATTGAAGAAATTAGACAAAATGCATTGGCTACATTTGGTTCTCAAAATAGAGCAGTAACTAAACAAGATTATATAGTAAGAGCATTATCAATGCCAGAAAGATATGGTTCGGTTGCAAAAGTTTATGTATCACAAGATGGTGAAATTGATAATAATTCACCTGCATCTATTTTAGCAAGTCCACAAAGTATTAGTGAATTTACAAATATAGTAGAAGGTTTAAAAGATAAATCAAAAGCGGATATTCAAAGAGAATTACTTAAATACTTACAACAAAAGAAAACATCGCTTAATGAGGTTAATAACCCATTTGCAATCAATATGTATGTATTGGGTTATAATAGTGATAAAAAATTAACACAATTGAATGTAGCAGTTAAACAAAATCTTAAAACTTATTTGGGTGAGTATAGAATGATTACAGACGCAGTTAATATAATTGATGGTTTCATTGTAAACATTGGTATTGATTTTGAAATAGCTTGTTATCAAAACTATAATAAGAGAGAAGTTGTTGCAAATTGTTTAGTAGAATTACAAGATTATTTTAATATAGATAATTGGACATTTAATAAACCAATAAACATTTCGGAAATAGAATTAATATTAGCAAATGTGGAAGGTGTAATGAGTGTACCATCGGTTAAAATTACAAACTTATCCGGTGGTGATGGTAATTATTCACCAAACAGATATAACATTGATGAGGCAACAAAAGGTAAAATGGTTTACCCGTCGTTAGACCCATGTATATTTGAAATAAAATATCCTAATAAGGACATAAAAGGGAGGGCAATATAATGCATAAATTTTTTACATCATCATATGATGCAAGTATTTACTTACAACAACCTGACCAAAATGCTGGTAGGGATGAAATATTAGAAGTAGGTAAACTTTATTATGGTTCTACAAAGGATATAGCTAGAGCATTGATTAAATTTGATATAACACAAATATCATCTTCAATTGTTGAAAATAATATAACATCTAGTTATAAAGTTTATCTAAATCTTAAATCTGCAAATTCTGAAGAAATTCCATTAGAATACACAATTTATGCAAATGCAGTATCAGGAAGTTGGACAATGGGTACAGGT